TTTTGATCGATTCGATCTCCCGTCGCACCGTGAATTCATCGTGCGAGGTATCGAGGTAGATGAAATCGTAGTCGGCCGTGTTCTCGCTGAGGAAATCGATGGAGTTGCCTTTGAAAAGGCCGGCGCGCGGGCAGGCATTCCGGGCGAACCCCTCACAGGGCGGCGGACAGCCGAACGCTTCCTCCCAACTCATGCTGCGTTTTTCCTCGGGCCAGTCCGCACACGGTTCGCTCGAAAACAAATCCACCCCGTGGAGGGTGAACGGCCGGCCGGGATATTTCTGCTGGGCGAGTTCGGCGATGAGCGCCAGGTCGAGGCCGCGGTAAACCCCGCAGATCAGGATCGAAGGAAATGCTTTCTTAGCGAACACCTGGTCGAGGACCGCGCCGAAAAAGGCGTAGTGCAGGATGTCGGACCAGCCGAAAATATTGGCGCGGATGTCCTCGAATTTCGCCCGCTGGGGCCCGAAATGATTCAGGCCAAGCATCCGGCAGGTGGTGTCATTGATGATCTGTGCGGTCGTGTTCATTGGCTTCGAATCTCAGGAGCGATTTGCCGCCCGGGCCTCGTCCTCGGTCTGCCGGCGCGTGTTCAACGGGTAGTTGATCTCCCCGCGGTGATGCGTGATTACCTTGGTGTCCATCCAGACGTCATAGCCCAATCTCCGGGCGAAATAACAGAAGCTCCAGTCCTCGCTCATCCGACGCGGGGTGTGCGTGAACCATTCGGGATCGTCGATCACTTCATCGGCGAAAATATGATACCGATCATCGCGATGGGCATCATCGATATAGCGCACCTTCCAATGCGGCCACTGCGGAGCCGCCGCGATCATTCTCCCGATGACGCTGCGATGGTAGCAAAGGAAGCCGGTGCCGGCCGTGGCGACCTTCTGCAGGCCCGTCTCGGGATGCGGGGCCTCATCCTTGAGCGTATTCAGGCACCAGCGGAGATTTTCTTCCTTGATCGCATATAGGCCGGCAGCAATGGGCAGGCGGTGGCTCACGAGCCGGATCACATCCTCGACCCGGAAATCGATATCCGAATCGATGAAGAAGAGATAATCATCCCCCGTGCCAAAATAAAACGCATGATTCATGTTGTCCCGGCAGCGCGTGATCAGCGAATCCCCGGGATGCAGCGCCAGGCGAAAATCATGCCCGGTGCGGGCCGTCGCTAGGGAGAGCAGGCTTTGCCAATAGCAGAACTTGTGGCCGTCATCGATGGGTGTTGCGATCGATACCCTCAGCCGGTTCGGCAGTGTGGCGCGGAAGGCCTCCAGGTCGGAAGCGGGGGGGAATTGGGTCAGGGCGATCATATCCAGATGATCACGATTTCGCGGGTGGTATAATAAATCCTCAGGATCCTCCGCCCGAGCATCCCCTGTTTACGGAGACGCTCGACGTCGACCAGATTGTGGTCGAAGCGCCAGCGTCGGGTGGTTTGGATTTCGGGCATGGGAATTTTGAAAAAACAGCCCGGACCACGCGCTTGGACGCGGGAGCCGGGCTGTGGTCTCGATGAACTGGGATTAAGTAACGTGCGGTGTTTCCCCCGGTTTTCACCAAGGTTGGGCCGCGCGGGGCGTCAGACGCGTTCCTTTTGCGCAATCGCAAAACAGGTCAGCGGCACATTGGCATTCGTGCCCGAGACCTCGATCGGGAACATCACGTAACGCTGCAGGGCGCGGGTCTCGAAGGTTTTCACCTCCTGGCCGACGTTTGAGGCATTGGCAGCGTTGACCACCGCCGCAAAGTTTCCGCCGGTCACGTTGGTAAACGTGGTGTTGTCGGCGGAATCCTTGAGATAGGCGGCATTCAGATGGGCCGGGCCGAGCCCGCTGGTGATCTGGCCGACGGATTTCACGAAGGTCACCGCACCTTTGTAGGTTTGGAGATCGATGATCGTTCCGTTGCCGTTGGCATTTCCGGCGGATTGCATCGACAGGAGAGTCGCCGCCGCGCCGATATTGGTGAGAATTTGCATGGGAGAAGAAGGTTGATCTCGGGATTATTTTTCTGGGCTGGGTGGTTGGCGGTTACTGGGCGCCGGAATCACTCGAGATGGAGAACGACTTCGCCCGGCGGATCACCATGTCGATGAGGCGCTGGATCGTGATCGTCACCGTGCCGCTGGTGGCATTGGTCCCATAGGGATCGACCACGACATCGCGGCCGGCCCATTCGAGATACATGACCTGGCTGAAGTCGCCGAAGATCACCTGATCCTTGGTGCCGCCGCCGGTGGTCACGATATTGTTCGACCAGGCGGCCTTAAAGGAGCCGATCTTGTCGTTCTCGTCCCAGATCGGATTCGAGGTATTGGTGAATTTCGCAATCGACTGGGCCTTCACGGCTGAGGCCGGCGACGTGAGGTAGGCCGGCGAACCAAAGATCGCCTTGGCGTCCGCCACATTCTGCCAGAACGACAGGTATTTCGGCCAGGTGGCCGCAGCACTGAAGGTGACTCCCGTCGCGAGGTCGGCCGAAGCAAGATTCAAGATACCGAGCGGCTCGACTCCGCCGATGCCACGAATGGCCACGCGATCGAGATCGGCGCCGGTCGCCTCATCCGAATCATTGACCACGAAGGTTTCCGCGTCGAGCGAGGTCTGCGCAAGGAACTGCTTCGTATAGGGCACGCTCGTGCCAATGCGCCGGGGCTTGCCCACGATCTGGCCGAAGGTGGCGCCAGAGCTCGTGATGCTGCCGGATTCCGAAACCCAGTAGGCCACCGCCCCGGTCAGGGCGCGCGGGATGCTGATGTCGCCCTTGAGGCCCGAGAGGTAACGCGCACCGAGGCCCACGATCGTGGAATTCGAGCGCAAGAAGGAAACGAATTCACTGGCGAGAATTTCCTCGGGCACGGTGAATCCGCCGTCGGCCGGGCTGCTGGCCATCAGCGTGCGTTGTCCGCGCCGGCGATCCGCGAGGATCTCGTCGGGAACAAAAAACCCGAGCGGCTGGCGTTCGAGTTTGTTGATCAGCTCGGCATTGCATTCGCCTTCGATGCCGTCGAGGTTCCGGTTTTCCAGCTTGGCCCGGATGGCGCGCATGAGCGAATAACGCTTCACATCCTTTTTGGAGAGGCCCATGCTGCCGGCAGCGCGGTCCTGGGTGACAGGCGCCAGCGTGCGCTGGGTGGCAAGGATGTCATTGAGGACAGTGCGATTAAATGCGTCGAGGCCATCACCGGTTTCGGCACATTTGGAGGCCAAGGCGCGGATGGCATCGGCGTGCGCCGGATATTTTCCGGCGATGGTGGTCGCAGCGGTATTTAGGTCTTTGATGCGCTGGCGTTCACCGGCGATTTCATTGACCGCGACCGTGGAGGAAGCGGGGACGACCGCAGACGCGGCCGGATTTTCTGTCGGCATGATGGGGGCGGGCTGTACCCGCGTAGAAGTGGTTTTCTCCGGATTGGACGCGGGATCCGCGACCGTGGGTTGACTCCGGCCCACTCCGACGGAGATATCGGCGGGCACGGCAACAATCGACACCTCGATAGGCTGCCAACGCGTCACGAGATAGGTTTCCACCCCATCTTCAACGGATTGAAGCACCATCTCTTGGACAATGTACCCGACGCTTACCAGGCTCCGGATACCATCCAGGATGTCATTGAAAATTTCGACGCCACGTTCGCTGCGGCTGAATTTAGCGACCGTGCGGGCCTTTTTGGTCGCCATATCGAGCGAGGATTCCAGCGTCACGCCCACCTGGTCATCCCAGTCGTGGTTGATGAGGACCGCGCCGCCAGTGTTGAGCCGCGTCAGGTCACAGGCATCCGGCGAAATCTGCAGGACCTCGTTGCCGAACCAGCGCGCTATCGGGTTTTCCGATGCGAACGATAGTGCAACCGTGCGCTTTTCCTCATCAATCGATGCGCGATCAAGGATGAATTCGCGGCGCATCGCCTTGAATTCAGGCTTGGCGAGGTCGATTTGGTGACGCGACTGGGCGAGCGCGGGGGGCATTGCAGTAAAGTGAATTGTCAACCCTGTGCCGAATCGGCATTCGGATCATCCGGCTCGACAGCCGGAGCGCCGGCCGGGGGAGGCGGAGCTGGCGGAGCCGTCTCGAGATCGAGGCCAAGGCTTTCCGCCAGATTTTCGTCGGCCACGTTGTCATGAAACACGTCCTCAACATCGCCGCCGTTCTCATCGATGATCTGGCGACGGCTGCTGAGCCGCAGTGCGATCGCCTCTTTCGAGGCCTGGACGTCTTTGTAGGGATCGAGGAATGGCCAGCGCCGGCCCTTGAACCGCGGCCGGTTGAACTTGTCGAACTTCGCGATCGGGAGATTGAGGGCCCCGTTCAGGATCGAAGTCATAAGCCAGTCCTGGAAAACCGCCTCGAAAAGCTCCTCGTCAAAAAACATCTGGTGCATCTTCCAGGTCTCGCGCTCATCACCCATCCCGATGCGCGCCGAGGAAAAATTCACGCTTTCCAGATCGTTGCCGAAACTCGTGTAGCTGGTGCGCAGCGAAGTCGCCACCCCGCGGAGCATCGCTTTGCGGAATTCGCCCGTCTCGATGTTCGGGTATTCCCAGTTGACGCTGGCGATATCCCAGCCTTCCGGCAATTCCTCCATGCTTCCGGGGGAAACCTCCATCACGGCCCGGCCGGCGTGATCATGCTGTCCCGTCCAAGAGCCCACTCCGCCGCCCTGGCTGGGTGTCTTCTTGAAGAATGCCGCTTTGCTGGCGCCCAGGCGCGCCGCGATGACCGCGGCCTCCTCGAAGGCGCCGAGCTGCCGCAGGCGCGTGATGGCCGAGACGCACCAGGGAATGCCGATGGATTGCTCTCCCCGCTCGGAAAGAAAGATGTGATAAATTTCGTCGGCCGGGAAGCGGGTGCTGGTCCGGTGCGAACCGAGGAAATCTCCCGGGTGGATGGCAAAAAGCCAGTAGGCGACCACTGCAGTGGAGGCATCGTATTCAATCCCGAAACGGATTTTCCCACCGCCGGCGGTGTCTCCGAACCGGTAGAGGTCGAGATGGTCGACTTCCCAGATTTGCAGGGCAAATCCGAACCGGTTGCCGGAGGCCGCGCCTAGGATCTTCCTCGCGATGAAATTCCCGTCGCGCGGCACCGAGCGGACCGCCAGGCGCTTCACGGTGCGCCAGGAATAGCGCTTGCAAATCGTGCAGTTGCCTTTCTTGCCCCACTCCTGCCAGGCGGATTCGATCATTTGGTTCGCCAGGGAGTCGGATTGCCACATCGGCGGTTTGCCCTTCGCGTAAATATATTCCCCGCAGTCCATGCGTAGATCCTGCCGGATGGCGCCCACGATATTGTCTTCGCAATCGCCGAGATAGCCGCGCTGGTAATCATTGTTCCGTTCGAGGTCGCGGGAGCGGTCGATCAACCGGCGGATATTCATCCGGATCTCCGTGTCCGAGCTCGTCGCGGAGGCGATCCAGTCGGAATAGAGCCGGCCGATCTTCGCCGCATCGAATCCCCGGCGGCCGGATTGACCGCCGCTTAAAATGGTGGCGAACCCGAAGCGAAACGCGCGGAAGGCCGTGGAAAATCGAGAAGCGATCGACATGGACGCGGATCAGCAGGAGGTGAAGCGCGTCACGATCTGCCCCGAGGGCGTCTGGAAACTGGGATCCACCTGGGCGAGACCGGACTGGACCTCCTTGGCCCATTGCGTCAGCGACCAATCACCCCGCGGGCCATAGGAAAAGGACTGGCCGGAGATGCTCGCGCCGGTCAGCCGGGAGCCGGATTTCTGGAGCGCCGCCTTGTAGCGGTCATATTCGGCGTTCATTTCCGTGCGCGTGAAGCCGAAATAAGGGCCGGAAATTACCTTGTTGGAGATGCCGGGAGAGCAGGTTGACATGGGCGGGGAGGACCCGCCCGGCACGATCTACCATGGATTGACCGGAGCCGGGCAGGCCCTTGCCAGTGCGTGCCCTGTCAACGCTGAATGATTATCGCTTCTGCATCTCGGCCAAGGCGTGCGCGAGTTGTTCGGTGGTGAATTCGCATGGTCGGTTAATGATCAACCGGCCATTTTTCACGAAATAGGGATAATCGTCGTCCTTCGCCAGTGAGGTTTTCGTTTTCATCTTCCGGCGAAGCCAGGCCTGCTGTTCTTCTTTTGAACGCAGATTGTCGCGATTAAATACCTGAGCTATCTGCGCGGGGTTCAATTCTATGACTGGAACCATGATCGCATCTCCGGAGGTCGAATCGACGATTAGTTCAATAGCTCCCTCCTTGATAATATCCGCCTGAATAGAGAAGGGTAAGGCCTTGAGCGCCTGGTATCCCGGATTGCGGTTCAAAAGAAGCTGGGGATGAAGCGTTCCTTCTCCGACACGTAGAATATTCGAGAGGAAATTTGCCGAAATCCCGGGTATTTTGGCCAATATTTTCTGGAAAATATCTCTATCCTTTTGATGCATTCGAAACAGCATTTGTCCGGCCTCTGTCAGGGTTTCGCTCAAGTTCCCGATCAATTTACTGAATTCGGGGATTGTATCATTTTGGATCATTATCGCGGCATTCATTTTGGTATTTTTTTAGTAGGTTGAGTTGAACTATCGTATCGAAAAATTGATCACCATTCATGATATCTAGTGCTTCCTTCCGCTTGCGCACCCGCAAGGCGCGGCGCGCGGCGAGGATCTTCTCCCGCTTCGCTTTATAGCGGGCGAGCGCTGCGGCGCAGGCCTTCTCTCGATTCGCTTTATAATAGGCGCGAGAATAGGCTGCCGGCTTCTCCGGGTTCGCTGCCCGCCAGGCGAGAGTTTTAGCGTTAATTTTCTTGGCATTCGCTTTATAATAGGCGCGATAATTGGCGCAATTTTGAGCGCGCGCCTTCTCCGGGTTCGCTGCGCGGTAGGCGCGCATTCGGGCGAGAATCTTCTCTCGATTCGCTTTATAATAGGCGGCAGAATAGCGCTTTTTTATCATTTCACCAGGAGGTTGCGAAATTCTTCCGGCGGGACGGAACAGGGGGGCCGGCCGGTGCCGCGGGCGCATCGACGGGCTTGTAGGTATTGGCCGGCAATGCCTGCACCTCGGCCGCGGTGAGCTGCTTCGCCGGTGCCGTAGGCGGTTTCTCGATTTTTCCCGTGGCGGGGTCAAATTCGGCAACTGCCACACCTTGGGCGGCTAGGTCCTCACCGAACTTCTGGAGCATCCGATCCTCATGGTCCTTGTCGGCCTGCAGTTTCTTCATTGCGATGAATTGCTCATCGGCCGCGGCCTCGCCCGGCTCCAGCTCCATTTCAATCTGCCGCGCCTGCTCAGCCAGGGCGATGAAATCGGGATTGCGAAGCTCGCGCGCGGCGAGCGCCATGCAGCGGATATCCAGCGCCTCGTTTCGCCGGCCGCTGGGGTTGACGAATTTCTTGACCTTTCTCCCGGCCTTCCAGACGACCGTGCATTCCTCCGCGGTCAGCTGCCGGAAATAGGCCGAATCATAGCCGCGCTTGGGATCCTTCGGGAAATGCATGTATCCGGGCCCGGGCGTGGTGATCTGCAGCCGCGTATAGACCGTTTCCTTCGCCGTGGTGGTGCCGATCATGAAAAGGGGGACGGCGTGCACCCCGGACTTCCGCGCACGCGAAACAAGAGGCTCTCCGTAGCCGCCGGAGCTGCCTTTGGTGGCGAAGACATACCGGCCGAGGCGCGGCTTCACAAATCGGTAAACGGTATCAGCCAAGTGGCCGGAATCGATGCAGACGGCCGCGGGCGCGAGCACGAATCGGCCCGGATGCAGCCAGCGGCGCAGGAGCCAGCGATCGAGATCCGCCCAGACCTCGGGACGCTCAGGATCGCCGTGGAAGACGCGATATTCGATGCCCCAGCTTTCCTCGCCTTCGCCGTGCCCGACGATTTCGGCCTCGAGGCGGGGAGGGGACTCCTGGACGTCGACGCCCGCGGTGAGCACCAGGACGCCCGAGGGCAAGACGAGCGGCTGGTCCGGCCGGTCCGGGGGCGGTTCAGAGAGATAGGCCTCCGCCCGCGCCTGGACGTCGGTCGACGCGATGGTCAGCGAGTCTTCCTTGCTCACCTCGGCGAGCCAGGAGTTTGTGAAATTCTGCCGGGAGGAAGGATCGCGGCCGGCGTCGAGGTGCTTTTGCGCAATGCGGGCAAAGCTGCGGTTCGGGTGCAGCACATGAAAGCAGTTGCGGAAATAGGAGCGCCGGCGCGGATCCGTGGGCTGGAGCTCGGTAGCGCGCCACTGGCCGGCGAACATCATGTCGCGGCGATGCTGTTCATGGATCTCGTTTTCGCAGATCGGGCATTGATAGTGCGCGGTCCGCTCAACGCGGAGCATGTCCCATTTTCCATCGGCATTTTTGGCATTTTCATCCCAGCGAAGCTGCCGGAATTGCCAATTCCACCAGGCCGAACAATGCGGACAGGGCACGAAAAACTTCCGGCAGTCGCCTTTGTGTGCCTCTTGCCATATTTTCCCGAAGGCCACTGTGGGCGTCGACGCCAGCCAGCTCCGGAAGCTATAGGCGCCGGACATGCGCTCGATCACCAGCTCGAGCGTGCCCGCTTCGTTGCGCACACGACCCGGATATTTGTCGACCTCGTCGCCCACCACGGTGGCCGCGGGGAAGGAGGCCACCTTGCCAGGGGAATTCGAGCCGGCGAAGCGCAGCGTGCCCGTGCGATAGTTGCATACGAGATTGGTGATCGCGTCATTCTCATCGAGCGAGATGTCGCGGAAGATCGGCGAAGCCGCCGCGGTCGACTGCCAGCGTTTTTTCGAGAAATCGCGGCAATTGTTGATCGAATCCATCACCCAGGTGATATCGCCCGGCCGGTGATGGATAGTGTAGCCGGCCGCGCCGATCAGGAGCGTGGTTTTCAGTGATTGGGTGGGCCCGACAATGACGGTGGTTTCGGTGTCGGAAAATTCCCCGTAGGCGCACATGGCGCGGAGGATTTCCGGAAGGTCCGGGGCAATATCGAGGGAGAAAGGCCCGCGGTAATGCGATTCGCCGCCGCGCTCGTCGATCGTGAGGTTCGCCGGGCACCAGATCACCGGGTCAGGCCGGGCCCGCGGGCGCCAGAATTGCGCGCCGAATTCAGCCAGGGTCTGTTCCGGGGTGGCAAGCATGGTGGTTCAGGAAATGGCTTCCGCCTCCGCAATCAGCGCGTCCTGCCGTAGGTGTTTTAAGCGCGGGATGTTCAAGGGGTCTTGCCATCGATAGATTCAAGTCGGTGTTTCTTGCCATGGCATTTTCGGCAAAGCCATTCCACAATCAACGGCAGCGAATAATCGTTGTGATGGCCATCAAGAGGAGTAACCGATCCGCATATTTCGCATTTGGTTGGCTTGTAGATTCTGCCGTAATAAACAGCTTGGCGAAGTTTATTACGCGCAATCTCTTTGTGGGAGGTTGGGTATTTTCTGGGTCTAATTTTTGACCAACGACAATTCTTGGCCGCGATTTGATCCGGATGGCGAGCAGCCCAATTCCTTGAGTTTATCCTGAGTTGCGCTTTTCGGCGATCACTTACCTGTGATGCGCATTGCTTGCATACGGCTTTTCTCCCCAGTCCGCATGTTCTATTTTGGCGGTGAAATTCATCCAGGCTCTTTTCAACTTTGCATTTCGTGCAGGTCTTTTTCCCCGGCGTGGCCTTCGCGCACAGTTCGCGCAACGGGACTGGTGTTTCGCTGCTCACGTCGCGTCCCCCTTGGCGACACGAATAGCCTCTCGAATATCGTTCGTGCCGTGCTCGGTTATGCTGTCCATTAGGCACTCGTCTTCATCCCACACAAAAGCGATGTGTCCGGGGTGCCGGTTCGGGTGGATGCGATAAACTTGGATGCGTCCCTTATCCCCGATTCGTAACCACGTTCCCCCTTTGGAGGAATCCATGTTGACTAGTTGTGATTGGAGGAAATCGATACGCTCCTTATCCCGCAGCGCGGTTGCGAGCTGGGCTTCGGCGTCATTGTGACAGCCCGATAGATGAAATAATTCCGCTTTCACCTCGGCCAACTCGCGCTCCAAGGTTGTGAGTTGCTGGCGAAGTGCATCTACATCGGCAGCTAAAGCGACTCCGGTTTCACGGTGCACTCGACACAGTGACCGAAGGCGGTCTACGTCATCACGCAGTGCTTCATTTTCGCGGACAATGGCACCGTTCGGGGTAAACAATGGCGTCCCACCCCCCGTCGCAGCCTTCTCGACTGCGTGCGGGGTGAGGGCGGCTGATTGACTGTCTTTGGAAAGTGCTGAATGAACGTAAGTGAGTATATCCAAAATTGATTTCGATTCGTTGGACCTCTCAATCCAAGCAATGAGGTCGTCTTCCACGCGGGTTAATACGTCGCGCATCACGTTGGGCGGATTTGGTTCGGGGGTTGGTGTGCTCATTTGGTTTTGAATTGAATGTAGAAGCCCAGCATTGGAACGGGGAAAATATAGAGGCGAAGTTTCTTGGAATCCCAGAATGCGCCGACCCATAGATCGTACCACGCGAACACGAATTTCGCGCTCACAGCCCAGCTCCTTTCTGGGTGGCGGGCTCATCTCCACATTCAGGACAATGCCCTTCGGCAATTCCGTGTTTGCAGACAGGACCAAAATCGCTCGGCTGACGGGCGCGACGGAATTTTCCCAAGGCTTCCGCCAATGCTTTCAAGCGGTCAGTCCATTCAAACGACCAACGCTCAGTTTTGCCTTTGCGGCTTCCGATGTACGGTCGTTCGAAGCGTAGATTTTCGATAAATCCGGCGTCTTGCAGTGCCTTCAGTTCGTCCCAAGTGAAGTCAACATCGCGACCTTCACATGTCGCTGTCCAGATGCTCCAGCATTTTTCTGCCACGGTTAGATTATCAAATTCTTGATTTTTCATTTCTTCTCCCCCTTCTCCGGTGCCGCGATGACACCCACGGCGAGCAGTGCGGCGTGGGCGAGACGACGGTAAATGTCCTTCCTGTTACGCTTGGCCACGCTCCACGATAAGTGCTGGAGCAAATAATTCTCTTTGAATAGCGCCTTCGCCGCGAGTTCGACCCGCGCTTCATTTTCAGCGGGAGATAACGAGCAGACGGCGACTGGACGAAACCAGCCACTTTTGAGGTCGGCGGATCGCGGGGGAACATCAGTGATGAACTGCCCGTCTTCGACTGGGTAAGCGTATCCTGCGACAGCTTTGCCGCGAGCGGGGTTCGAGTGCGGTTTCATCGTGGTAAATTTCAGCCTTGGGAAATCCGAGCCGAGAGATCGGGAAATTCAGAATGCTCCTTACCGTCGAGCAATCGGCCGGCCGCAACTTTTCCGACCCACCAGGAGTGATTCCCGCGATCGAAGCTGTGCTGGGCCTTTTCGCGAAGCCTTTCTTTGTCTCCGGCCCGATATTGGCAGCCTGGCAACCATTCCCCCCATTGCTTGAAGAAGAACGCCACGCCCGCGGCAGCACATTGATCCCGAAGCGAACGGGCCCAGGCAGGATGCATCGGGCGGGCGTTTGGTCCGCTCTCTCCGCCGCAGATAATCCAATTGATGTCGCCCTTCGCCCACGCTCCATGCTCCCGAGAAGGTGAATGATTCGAGAGGTCAACTTTCTCGAGGAGCGGCTCGCAGGAGAGAAATCGAACCCGTGCGGGAATTTTCAGTAATTCCGGGATTCGTTCATCAGCGCGCTTCTGGTCCTCGACTGTGGTGCCGATCCAGACGTTCAGCGGAAGCTCACCGTCGAGCCATTGACTCACCCATTCGTCACCGTCGAAGCCGGCCCGAAAAGCAGCATGCATACGTTCGCTCCAATTCTGAGGACGCTTGGTCAGGAGCAACCAATCGAGGTTCTGCGTCTTTCCGATCAATTCCAGCAGGTCAGCCAGCCATTCAATCGGCACCTCTTCGTCGAGCCAATCAGCTAATGATGCGCAGAAGACCCTGGGCTTGTGCGGACGCCATCCGAATGCATCCGCCTCCCGCTTCGGCCGATCACCTCCATAAAAGAACGGAGCGGCAGCCGTATTCCACCTCTGCGGCTCATTCCAGTTGTGAATGCTGGTCCGCCGGCGCGGCGCGCCAGGTCCCCAGTTGGCACCGGCCGAGAACCGGCGATTCCGCGCCTCGGCATAGCAATGCGCGCAGCCAGGCGAGACCTTCGTGCAACCCTCCCAGGGGTTGAACGTGTGATCGCACCATTCGATGTGGGAATTTTTCATGGATAAAAAACGAACGGCGTCGACCATCACTCCGTGATGGCCAACGCCGTTTCAATCGCTTCGAAGCTGGGTTGGAAAATCAGTCTATTAATAGTTTCGGGAGGGAGGTCGAGGGCGAGGTCGAGGGCGAGGTCGAGGTCGAGGGCGCGGGCGCGGGCGAGGGCGCGGGCGAGGTCGAGGGCGAGGGCGCGGGCGAGGGCGCGGGCGAGGTCGAGGTATTTCTTTTTAAGGAGTGAAGAGGGCGCGGGCGAGGGCGAGGGCGCCGCCAAAAAATCTGCGAACGACGAAACCAGCCCCCGGCTGCGCCGGATCGCGGTTTCGTCGTCGATTTTTGGCAACGCCCTGAACTTGCCCGCCCATTCCTTTTCGGCTTCGTCCATCTCATCCAGGACGCCCGGAAAAATATTTCGGATGAATGAGTCAAAGAAATGGAATGCCCGGCGCTTTTCGACTTCGCGACTCGACCGGGATGAAGCCAATTTCGGGAG